TTTTGGGCAGAGCAATTAATCACTAAACCGGAGATACTTGCGGCTTCGGCTAAGATAGGCGAGATGTCAGAGCGCATGAGTTATGATGCGGGGCTTATAACTACTTCTGGTCATCAATTGCCTCGCTTTAGTGGTTATATGAACTTGGGCGGTGGTCAGTGGTGGGTGAATCCACGGGCCGTATCTTCTTATACTCAAATGGTACCGCATTATAGGGATGTATATGTGGAAGATATTGACCCCGAGGCTGGAGCGGCGGCACAGGTAATGCATTTTCTGAATGGTACCGCAAGATATACTGGACTTTATCTGGCGCCTTGGCTGTCGGGTCCAGTGAGGGTGGCGCCCCTGGGTATTCTTGATGAAGAGGCGCATATGAAGTCGGCACTCTTTGGCCAAACATCTCTTCTGCCACCATGGGCCTATAGAGATGTGGCGCAAAAGGTAAATGGATGGGGCCTGAAGCTAATGCCAGAAGATTTTGGTATTTGGGGTTCACCCAACGTACCGTGGAAAGATTTCCTAATACAGCGGGATATGTTGTTTAAGGTATTAGAAGAGATGGAGAATCTCGACGATTTCGAGAAGTACCAATTAAGCGAAGAGATAAAGGTCGAGATAGCTACACGGGAGGGACCTCGGTGGGAAGCTGCGAGGCACGACCTAGAATATGATGAGACCTATGCACGAATATTAGGTTATCTGTCAGGTATACATCAGAAGCAAGTACGGCAAGGCGAGGCAGAGCTTTATGGGATTAGGGATGAGATTGGTGCCCTGCGGAAACAGATTTCTATCGATGCAAATAATGAAGCGTTTTATAAGGAGGCGCGCTATAACACTGCAGAGGGTAATCTTTACGGTATTTATCAAACCATTGCTAATGTAAGGGAAGGAGGGGAACCAGATGGCCGGGTTTTATGGGGAGACGAGAGGGCCATGGCGATTGCAGAAGAAATAGAACAAAACAGGAATTTCGGTGCATACCTAGCAGCCCAGGCTGGCCTTAATCGCATGGCAACCTTGGCCTTGGCGGAGCAACCGGTAGGTGCCCCTCGAGAGGTACGCGACCCAATTTATCAGGAACGCTTAGAGGGTGAGAAGATTTTGAAAGAGAACTTTCCAGATGTGGGAAAGTATGTGTGGAGTCCATATAATAAGAACCCGGAAACTATTAGAAAGCATGTAACAGACAAGTGGATGCATATGCTGAAGGATATGGGTCTGCGGCCTGAGTGGAATTCGGAAGACGGAGTATTGTGGGATGAGTACCAGAAGCAAATCTTAGCGTGGGAGGCTCAATTACCAGAGATTGCTGACGTGTATATTGAGGAGCTATTGGCGCGGCTTGCGGAGGAGGAGCTTAATGTGGACGTGCCTGATGAAGAGACTGGCGAAACCACCAATATGTTCCTAGACCTTTACGGTGGTACTCGGGAGGCGGCTAAAACAAAGTTGTTGGCTATGGCAACTGGAGACCAATGGAATTATTGGGATGTACAGAACGATAGCCTTTATGATGCGCTTAACCGTGTGTACAGGGATAACTATTACGGCGCGTACTGGGATTTTGTGGGGGAAAGTAGGAAATCTGAAAGAAGGGCGAAAGAAAGACAGTTCAAAGCGATGTATCCGGGTGGTCCCAGCGAGGTACAGATACTGGAGTGGATGGACCAGGTACCAGCTTATCAGGGCAAGTGGACTGATGGTGAGATTTTGCTACATATGACTGGTCGAGACCCGCTGGACATTGAGGAGAGAATAGAGTTGCGTAATACCCCGCGGGAAAATCGAGCAGATGACATCTTTAAATGGTATGGCTGGGCGGGCCCTAGTGGTAGTGAGTTCCTGAATGCGGTTTCCACAATAGGCGGGGAGGACATGAAGGATGCTCTACTAGATATGTTTAAGTCGGAACGGAAACAGCTTGGGGATAGGGGTCATTGGGTGCACTGGAACGAAGAATTCTTCAATCGTGTCTATAATGCGGCCCATATGGCGGCACAAGAACTGGGGTTGACCGAGCCAACTGATGCCCAGAATGCAGAGTGGATGCAAGTGGAAGCCCTGGATGTACAATTTGCTGAGTATCGGGAGAAACTGTACGGGCCTGATTGGGAAGGTTTGCAAGACCGTTATTTCGCTATGTCCCCTGAAAGTCGGGTAGAGTGGCGAGCCGAGAATCCTGAAGCTTGGTCCGACCTTCAGGGGGGATGGGACATGAAGACGCCGTTTGGGGACTATTACCCGGTATGGCAGAAGTACCGGGATAGCGATAGGTATAAGAGAAGGATGGGGATTGCGACGGCAACAACAGCAGGTACAGGCAGCTATGCGGGTGCAGGTGGTGGTGTATCGGGTGGTGACACATGGACGAGCCCCGTTGGTCCTGGTACTTGGGCAGGTTGGGTACCAGGAATGACGGTGGAGAGGGTGTTTGCGGGTGCCGGTGGTACGGGCTCTGTGCCAAGGCCCTGGCCAAGGATTAGAATTCCTCCCGATATGATGAAAGAAATACTCAGCGGCTCTGTCAGTGGAGGAACTACTGAGTATCTTGAGGCTCTGCGTGTGCAAATAGAGCCATTTCTAACTTATGAGGATTTCCTAGAGAGATTACGCGAACTTGGCGCTGCCCACGGCGGGGAAGTGACAGCGGGTGGAGAGCCAGCGGTCGAGTGGCCCTGGTTGCCAGGCTATGAAGCGCCGACAGCTGTTTTATAGGTTATGGCGCTTGCCTAACACGGGAAATTCCTGTATAATGTTCACTGTATGAACGGAGGGTTTAACAATCTTATAGGAGGGCAATATGCCTAACGACCACACTCAGCAAACCTCTGAGGGTCCTGCCCGTGGTGTCAACTACATGGCCCCGCGGGGAGCACAGTCAGAGGGGGGTAATCCTGCCGGGAAACCGGGAGCATCCCCCGAGGCCTCCCCGGCGCAAAATAGCACCGGCCCAACCTCAGCGCAACAGCCTGGTCCAGAAGCGCAGGCAGCGCAAATGCAGGCCCAGCTTCAGCAGTCACAGCAGCAGCTCAATCGTATGCGGAGCCAACTTTCTGCTTCTGACCGTGCACTGAGGGACCGAGAGTCCCAATGGGCGCAAGAACGGGAAGAAATAGCAGCGACGGTAGAGCAGATGCAAATGTCTGACATGAGCGACTCTGAGCGCGTAGTTTATGAGCGCGACGTCTACCGGCAACGGGCAGAACAAGCGCAAGAACAAGCCTCAGAGATGTCTTACAGGCTGGAATATACAGATGCGATGCAGCAATGGCGTTCGTATTATCAGCAAATGGGCGTTCCTGTCGCAGAGTTGGATAACTCGTCTATCGAGAATATGCAACACTCGGCGCTAAGGTACACGAATGCTCGGATGCGGGCAATGCAAACGAGGGTGCAACAAGCCAATGTATCGCCCGGACCTAACACGCCTCCCGTGAGTACAGGCCGGATACAGCCACCAGTGGTCACCAATGCGGTGCCGCAAGGCTCGAATCCGGGACAACGTAGATGGAGTGACATTCCTTACGAGGAATGGGATTCCATGTACAAAAAGGCAGAGAGAGGGCAAATTTCGCCCGACCAACTGCCAAAATAAAAACAGAATGAGGTAAACAGATATGGCTACTCAGACACAAACTACTCTGAGTGATACAGTAAAAACCCAATATCTACGACGACTGCTGATGCGTGCAGTGCCTCGCTTGATTCATGGCCGCTGGGGAGAGCGGGCCAATGTCACTGGTTACGGATTGCTTGAATGGCGTAAGTACGCAGCCATTTCCGTAGATGATAGTGGCCCAACCGCTCTAACCGAAGGCGTGACTCCTGACAGCGATAGCACCTCTGTGACGGCCGTTACCGCTACACCTGTGTTCTATGGTTCGTACCTCCAGCACACGGACGAGCTTGAGATGACCGCGTATGACCCGATTATCTCCGAGTTCTCCAATGTGTTGGGCGAGCAGGCTGGACTTGCAGTAGACACAATTATCCGTGAAGACCTTCTAGGCTCCTCGCCGACCACGCGTTACGCCGGTTCGGCTTCGGGGCGTGGAAACGTCGATAGCACCAATGACTTGATTGATTACCCTGATTTCCTCAAGGCCGTTGCGGTCCTGATGGCAAACAGTGCTCTTCCTGTCGAAGGTGCTCGGTATGCGTGTATCCTGCATCCACATAGCTATGCGACCTTGATGCAAGTGGACGAATTTCTTAATACGTTCCTGCACGCTTCGCCGCGTGATAATGACAACAATCCGATGAGAACAGGCTTCATTGGCACGTTCCTGAATGTAGATGTTTACATCTCTGGTAATGCCCGTGAGTATGCGGACTCAGGCGACTCAAGTGATGACGTCTACATCGCTCTGTTTATCGGTCGTGAAGCATACGGCGTTGCTGGTATCGGTAACATTGACCCACGCGAAGTGGACGGGGCTGGAAACGACCCATTTGCCAATAACACTGGCAAGGGACGTTCCCTGGCACCAGTAGACCTAATAGTGAAGCCACTTGGCTCTGGTGGGACGGAAGACCCACTGAACCAGCGTGGCACCGTTGCATGGAAAGCGGCTCTTGATACAGTTATGTTGAATTCTAGCTGGATTATTAGCCTCGAACATGCTAACGCATTCTCGGCCGCGTAAGGGGGAATCTCATGAGCTATAGAAATACTGGAAAATGGGCAACCCTTGTCATGCATGTGGACGGAACCCTTTCCGCTGGCGATAGTCAGGCCGCATGTGTTATGCCGTTCGATGGTTACATTGAGCGTGCAACACTGTGTGTGCAGGAGAACGGTTCTGGTTCGGCTGCTAACGAAGCGATGGTTGCCAACGGTTCTAACGACCTCTGGGCGGCTGATACGCTTCAGTTGGCGCATGATGACACTAATGGTAGCACTGCCACCATTACGCGGAGCGACATGAACAGTAACGGCACGGCACTCTTTTCCGAGGCGGCTGTATTCGACCTCGACATTGACGAAGTTGCTGGAGCCGGTTCTCCCGCGAATATGACAGTCACCATTCATGTCGTAGGTAACTAGGGTTTGACTTGTTACAAAACAACTGAATAACCTTTCGGGGCGGCATCTGAGATGGTGCCGCCCTGTAAACGGATACGTATCCTAAGGAAAACATGGTTAATATCGAAACTCAGGAAGACCTAGCTGTAAGGGCCCTTAAAGACGACTCCTTCCTTGAGATGGGGGACAGCGAGGCCCTGGAGATTGCGCTGCAGCTCCAGCGTCTATTGCGGGGGCAGGACTCCCTACTAGAAAAGTTAACTAAGGTAGACAAGAATGCCGCCCGTATGTCAGATGAGATGACAAAGCTGAAGCAACGCAGTGCAGAGCTAGAGGCGTTCGCCAAGACCTTTGAGGATAACCGGGCGCAGTATATGAATGCGTGGCGGGGTAAGTCCGAGGATGTGCCAGAGGAGGTCCGGTCACAATCTATTGCCCAGGCCAATCAGTCTGTGGGCAAGATGGTGCAGTACCTTAAGGCTAATAAGAATGTAGATGACTTGCAGAAGAAGGCCTGGATGCAAAGCCAGGATATGATGAAGGTCACCAGGCCGGGGAGACCCGTAGCCACCCCGCAGGGGGTTGTAGTGGAGCCAGAGGTGGTGAGCCTAAATGGAATGCGCTACGTATTCCCTCCCAATGTGGAGGTGGAAGTGCCTAGGCCAGTGGTGGAATACCTGGAGAGCCAGGACCTTGACCGTGCAATGGCTAAGGAAAAGAAAGCACTTTTAAGTGCAGATGTTATTAAGAAGGACACTGTAGTTGCGCGGGGCATGCGGGCCATTGACGAAAAATATGGAATAAAGAGTGAGGCTGTCCCCGTAGTGTCACGGGTGTAGCGTGGCAGAGCCTACTAGTACCCGGGCGGCACTCAGACAAGAGCTCGCCCGTCGCCTCAATATGGATTTTGCCCTTCGGATTGGGGCATCCTCTACAGCAACCGATGGTGGTACCAACGAGCTTATAGACACCAACAGATTAAGACAGTCAGATGACTTTTGGAACGGGTCTTGGCTTTATATTGCCAATGATACGTCCGGGACTGACAACGACGGTGCGGTGCGTTTGATATCAGACTTCGTGAGCAGTACTAGAAGTATTGCTGTTGTAGAGCCTTTCAGTGCCGCCGTTGCAAATACAGACGAATACGAGATTCATTC